AAAATGGCAAGGCTTATTTGAATCTTGAATACCTAACAACTGCTTCAACCTGACAAAAGCAGGTTAAGCGAATATAGGATAGTAAAAAGAAGGTTAAATTAAAATGACAAAAGCATTAAGTATAGTAGGCAGTAGCCGAAACAATGGTGAAAGAGAGAAAGATGATTTTTACCCTACTCCAAAATATGTAGTAGATGAACTACTGAAACGTGAGGTTTTTAATGGTAACATTTGGGAATGTGCTTGTGGTGAAGGTGATATTAGCGAAGTCTTTATAAAAAATGGTTATGATGTACGAAGTAGTGATTTGATAGACCGAAATTATGGTATAGTAGAAAACTTTTTTGAAAGTGATTTTGTGGCTGACAACATAGTAACTAACCCACCATTTAAGCACGCATTAGAATTTGTTTTAGAAGCGAAAAAGAAAAGCAAACACAAAATTGCTATGTTCTTAAAGACCGTTTTTTTAGAAAGTGAGAAACGAAAAGCAATGTTTGAGGATAAAGACTTCCTATTAAAAACCGTTTATCAATTTAGCAAAAGAGTTACTTTGTATAAAGATGGTGTAAAAATGAAGAATAGCGGAATGATTGCTTATGCGTGGTATGTTTGGGAAAAAGGCTACTGCGGAAAACCTACAATAGAATGGATATAGTAGTATTACACACAACAACTGCTTCAACCTGACTGCCGCAGGTTAAGCAAATGTTACGCAAAAGAAAACCCCCGATTACTTGGGGGATGAAGAGATACTTGGTGATGGAGAGACGGTGAGAGATAAATAATTACTTGACATTTGTATCCATATGGTGTATGGTTTGGGTATCATTGTAGCGGGGGTTTTGTGTGGCATTTGATATTATACGATTCTGTCAGGATCACAATATAGATTACGCTCTTCGCGGTAAACAGGTGTCTCAAGGATGGATTGGTTTACCTGATGTTTGGAATAAAATAAACGATACAGAATACCATCTAGGATTTAATCTTGCTGGTTCATATTTATACTCATGGATAGATGGTTGGCATAGTATTTATGACTGGTTGGATTTGGTTGCTCCATACGAAAACAAACATGATGTTATGGCAGAGTATGGAGATGAAGTATCATTTGTTAATCGTCTCAATGACGATCCTCATAATGCTACAGAAATAGAATTCAATTTCCCAGAGTTGCCAAAGCAAGCGCAACAATACATTCGCAGTAGAAACTTTGATCCTCATGATCTAATACGCAAATACAATTTGCGTTGGGGAGGTATTGTCGGATCATTCGCATTCAGGATAATTATACCGATTTATGATAAAGAGGGAAATCTTGTAAGTTACCAAGGACGTTTTATTGGAACCGACAAAAGTATTCCACGGTATAAAACACTTGCAAAAGAGTTGTCTATAATTGATCCTAAGCATGTTTTGTATAACGAGAATAATGTGCGTGGAAATACTGTATATCTGGTCGAGGGTTTTTTTAATGTTGCTCGATGGGGTGCAGATACCGTTGCATCTTTGGGTACATCATTTACGGAAGCACAAGTACGTGCCCTTGCACAATATGATAGAGTTGTGGTATTATTCGACAGTGAAATACAAGCACAACAAAGAGCTAACAAATTAGCTGAAAGAGTTTCGTGTTTGGGTGCTAGAGTGGATAATGTTGATTTAGAATTAGTAGGCAGAGATATTGCTCAATGTAGTGATATGGAGATACAACAGTTTAGGAGACAGATTGGTTGAAGAAAGCAATTAAAGTAAATAACGAAATGCATATTAAATTTATAGTTTCCTCTGGGGAGTTTTCTACGGTACTTAATCAGATAAAGTTTATATCTGGTAGACGGTGGAACGCAGTAGAAAAGATGTGGGTGATTCCGTATAAAGAATCAAATGTGGATTACCTTAGAAATATTGGTTTTGAAATAGAGGGAGTAGAGGAAGAAAAACCACTACCCTTCGTAATTCATAATCCTAGAAAAAAAGTTGATCTTTCCCTCCTCCCCTCTGGTTTACGTCCATACCAGATTGAAGCTATAGAATTTATGGAAGCTGTGAACTGGAGGGGTTTTATATCTCTAGCACCAAGACTAGGGAAATCTATTGTTTCGCTTTGTGGGTGGATGCTTCATCCAGAATTTGCTCCTATACTAATAATATGTCCTGCTGGAGTAAAGATAAATTGGCAGAGAGAGATATATAAATGGACAAAACGAAAAGCACACATCATAAGTGGTACACAACCATATAAACTTCCTGATGTACGATTTCATATTATCAATTATGATATACTAGCAGATTGGAAAGGAAGTCTACCACAATTTAATTATATAATAGTGGACGAGTCTCATTCTGTAAGCAATACAACACTTACAAAATCTGTAAACGGTAAATCCACCCGTGTACCTGTACAGAGAACAGAGGCGTTTCGTACTATAGCAAAGAACACACCACATATTGCGCTTCTTAGTGGTACACCGGTAACGTCAAAGATATGGCAATTATGGGTGGGGTTAAACTCCCTCAATGATAAAGCGTTTCCTAATGAATACGCATTTAAGCATAGATACTGTGCTCCACATCATGATGGATTTGGGTGGAAATTTGATGGACTTTCCAATGGAGAAGAGCTGTACGCAAAGTTAAGTAAATATATGTATCGTAAAACTAGAGAAGAAGTGTTCACCGATCTACCAGAGGAATCACATGATTTTGTTCAAATAGAGTTAGATCAGGTTGCATTTGAAGCTGATCTGAAAGATTTTAGAGAATGGTACGCCAAACATAAAGATGTATCTGATGAAGAATTGGAAATAAAACTTTCTAGTTTCGCTTCCCTTTCTTATAGTAAAAAGAGAACTTCCATTATAGAATGGATTTCTAACTTCTGTGAGAGTGATGAACAGATAGTTGTGTTTGCTTGGCACCGAGATGTTGTTGAAGATTTACATAGAGCTTTCAAAAAGAAATCTGTTATGATGTATGGGGGCATGGATGCAAATAAGAAACAGAAAGCAATAGATGATTTTAATGCGGGAAGGAAACAGATATTTATAGCCAACATAGCTTCTGCAAAAGAGGGGATAACTTTAGCAGGAGCGAACACAGTTGCGTTTGTAGAGTTTCCACATACACCGGGAGATTTGGAACAAGCAGGTCAACGTATATGGTTGCCGGGAAAACAAAATAAACTTAGTTATGTTTATTTCTGTGCTGTGGATTTAGAAGAAAAGCGTATTGACAAATTACGAGAACGTGCTAAAATACTAAGCCGTGCTCTTGATGGTAAGGACACCGAAATAATGGTGGATCGTGTACGAGAATATCTGGAGGAAATGTGACAATACAATCTGTGGACAACATTCGGGAACGTAGACTTGTTACGTTGATTTTAATGGACGATGATTTCTGTAAGCAGATATGTCCACTTGTAAATCATAAGGAACTTAAAACTCCTTATGCGTATCATGTGGTACAGTGGATAAAAGAATATTTTGAAAATTACGGAGATGCACCGAAAGATGCAATATATGATATTTGGGAAACAAAGAAAAAGCATCTTAATGATCCCGAACTATCAAGTTCAATTTCTGTGTTTTTAACAAGTGTAAAAGATAATTATAATCCATCTGATTACCAGAATAAAAAGGCTTTCATAGATGAGTGCATTGAATATATGCGAGAAGTGCATCTTGAAAAGTTTGTAGAAGGTCTCAAGAATAAAATAGATGGTGGTAAGTATGAAGAAGCGGAAGCGCTTGTATCAAATTTTAGGAGAACCGGAGCAAGTAATGTATCTGGGATTTCTATAATATCGGATATAGATGCTTACGAACAAGCGTTTAGTGATGCAAGTTTGGAGCCGTTATTCACATTTGAGGGACATCTCAAATCTATTACACCTCCTCTTTTTCGAGGAGATTTCTTTGCGATACTTTCTACAGCAAAGGCGGGTAAATCGTTTGCTCTGCAACATGTTGCACATTGTGCTTTAAGTGCTGGGTGTAACGTGCTATCTATCAATCTCGAAATGCGGGAGAATGAGTTCCTTCAACGATATTGGCGTGGTGTACACATGTCTCCTATTATATCTGGTAATTATGATATACCAGTATTTGAACCAGATGTTGAACCGGGCGTAAACCCCAAGGACGCTACTGCATGGAGGTTCAATCATAAAACTATTTATCGAGAAGCTATTTCTTTTTCCAATAAAGAAAAACTTCGTGAAGAAATGCAAATGCGATACCGTGGAGGTGATATTGTACAGATTACACTCCCAGCATACTCAACTACTGTGGCAGATATAGAAGCAGTTCTGGATAATATGGAGTATTTTAATAATAGGGTATTTGATGTTATTTGTGTTGACTACGCCGATCTTCTTGGAAGTAATGAACGGGAATATCGCCATAAACTTAATGATATCTGGCTTAATCTTCGTCGTATCGCTCAGGAACGTAATGTGTGCATAGCTACAGTATCACAGAGTAATGGAGAGGGACTTGAGGGAAAGGAAATAAGTCTTTCGGCTATTGCCGAGGATAAGCGCAAGATAACACACGTTACATCTCTCATGGGTATGTGGGGGTCTGATGAAGATAGACAAATGGGATTGGTAAGGATGAAGAATCTTGTGTCTCGGTACAAAACGGATACATTTGGTACGGTACTGGTTGCACAATGTCTTGATCTTGGGCAGTTTCATCTTGATTCTAAATTGGAAACCATGGTTTCTGGAATTGGTCGTTGACACAACATATAAAATATGTTATATTCAATTTTGCGATAAAGAGTCAACATCCTTGTCGACAAGAAAGGAGAAGAAATGCAAATAATACATGGTGATTGTTTAGAAAAGATGAAGGATATCCCTGATAAATCAATAGATATGATTCTATGTGATTTACCATACGGTACGACTGCTTGTAAGTGGGATGTTGTTATTCCCTTTGAACCCTTGTGGGAACAATATAAAAGAATTATCAAAGATCGTGGAGCTATTGTATTGTTTGGTAGTGAACCTTTTTTGAGTTATTTGAGAATAAGCAATATTAAGCAGTATAGGTATGATTGGAAATGGGATAAAGTAAGAGGAAGTAATTTTGCAACAGTAAAAATAAGACCATTTAATAGTTTTGAGGATATTATGGTATTTTATAAAAACCAACCTACATATAATCCACAGATGGAGGAAGGTAAGCCATATACCCAAAAGCAAGGATATGTGGGGGAAGCAAAGCAAACTGGATTACATAGAAAAGAAGTTATTACTGTAAATAACGGAGAAAGGTATCCGTTAAGTATTATCAGATTCTCAAAAGAACAAGGTTTACACCCCACCCAAAAGCCTGTTTCCTTACTTGAATACCTTATCAAGACATACACACTTGAAAATGAAACTGTTCTTGACAACTGTATGGGTTCAGGTTCAACAGGTGTTGCTTGTATCAACACAAAACGAAACTTTATAGGCATTGAAAAAGATGACAAGTATTTTGAGATTGCCAAAAAAAGAATAGAAGAGGCCGTCCATGGCCTATCGCAAAACTAAATATAACAGCGAATATATGGACATTAAAACGTCATATATTCGCGAATAGTTAAACTATAAAAAGGAGAAATTATTGAGAACGATTACATTTTATTCTACGAAGAGTTGTCCTAATTGTATGGTGATGAAACGGTGGGTAAATGATCTTCATCTTAATGTTGAATATGTTACATTGGATGGAGATTCACCGGAAGTAGAAAAGTATAAGATAACATCTGTACCCACAATTATTGTACGGGAAGAAGATGCGGAGGTTGCCCGTATTTCTGGAGCGCACACGCTTGCGGCGTTAAAGTCATTTTTTATCAATAGCGGTGTACTGAAATAAGGATAGGTGTATGGCAAAACGAAAAGAAAAACTATCTCCCTGTGAAAAATGTGGTTTATATAAAGTATGTCATACACCTAAACTTCGTCCCTTTGGACGGGGAAAATTGGGTATTGCGGTTGTAATTGATAAACCCGCTTTTGGTATGGATGATGCGGGTTCTTTGGGAGGAGGTAATGAATATAAATTTCTACAGGCTATATTTAAGAAAATAGGTATAGACCTCGAAAGAGATTGTTGGATTATTCCTGTGATTTCATGCAGAACTCCAAAAGACAGAATGCCGAAGACAAATGAAATAAATCAGTGCGCCGAACGATTCAATAATTTTCTCGAAGCATATAATCCCAATGTTCTCATTCTTATGGGTAAGGAACCCTTTCATGCTGTAGTGCGTCCCAAGATTTCGGGTCGGCTTACTGGTACACCTTATACGGATTTTTATGGACAGTTAATCCCCGATCAGGATAGTGGTCGCTTTATTATGACTACATATTCCGTTGCAGAAATGCAACACCAAACAACGTATAAAGATGGGAATAAATCAAAACCTCTGTATTGTAAAGATGTCGCTATATATAAATTGTGGATAAATCACATATACAAAGCATGTTCTCATTGGAATAAAAAAGTAGTTCCTGTTGATTATATTTCTATGTGTAAAACCACGGAAGATGTGGATACAGCCATAGATATGATGATGGAAGCTATGGGATGGGAAAATCTTTCATTTGACTATGAAACCAACTCTATTAAATGCTACAGAGAGGGGTCTAAAATTCTCTCTGTTTCTATTAGTAATGGTAAAGTAGCATATGCATTTCCTTTTTTTGAAGATGTGTCTTTTAGAAGGGTGTTCAAACGTCTTATGACAAATAGCAGTAAAAAAATAAGTCATAACACATCGTTTGAGTATCAATGGACAAAGATGAAAGCAGGATTCTTTTTCTCTAATCCTGAATATGATACTATGATTATGGCGCATTGTATTAACTCACAAAAACCCACTTCTTTGAAGTATGAAGTGTATCATAGACTTGGAGTTATCGGTTACGATTCTGTCGCAGATAAATATATTCAAAGCGATCCAAATGAACGTGAGGTATATGGAGACAATGCATTTAATCATTTAGAAGATTGTCCTTTAGTTGATATGTTGCTGTACAATGCTTTGGACTCTTTGTTTACATATCTTATATGGGAACAACAAATGCAGGAGCTGGATGACTTTCAAATGATGGGATATCGTTTTCTTAATGAAAGTCAGATGTGGCTTACTAAAGCACAGATACAGGGATTCTGTCTTAATAAAGAGCGATATAATGAAGTCTCTACTATGTTGGATAATACCATTAAGGAGTTGGAAAAAGAAGTTCTTGCATTTCCTGAAATAAATCTATGTGAATGGGAGGATGGATTTAATCCCAACAGTGCACAGCATCTCCAGAAACTCTTGTATACTACTATGGGAATTAAACCCCCGGCGTATACAGAAACTGGAGCACCATCTGTGGATGTAGAATCACTTGAAAAAATAAATATTCCTTTTACAAATAAGATATTGGAAATGCGAAAGTATCAAAAATTATTTGGTACATATATTCATCAGTTTGGATTGGAAGAAACAGATGGGATGATACATGCATTTACATATCTAAATAGAGTAGACACTTTCCGTAGTAGTATGGGTTCTGTAAACGTACAGAATATACCTAAGCGTGATCCAGAGGCAAAGAAAACCATAACATCTCTGGTTATCCCTCGTAAGGGAAGAAAGCTAGTTGGATATGATCTTAAAGGAGCTGAGGTTTCTGTGGGGGCTTGTAATAGTGGAGACAAAAACCTTATATCATATGTAGAAGATTTAACCAAAGATATGCATCGTGATCTCGCCATGAAAGGATTCATTCTTGAGAAGGAAAATGTCTCATCTGGTATTCGTAAGGGAATGAAAAATCGCCTTACATTCCCCACTATGTATGGTTCTTACTATAAACAAACAGCCCCGGATATGTATGAGTTTGCTAAAGAAGTTGATATGTTGGATCATCTTGCAGAACATGGAATAAAAACATACGCGCAATTTGAAGCACATATAAAAAGCATTGAGGATTATTTCTGGGGTACTATGTTCCCAACACATAAGAAGTGGATGGAGAACCAATGGACAACATACCAGAAAGAAGGTAAGATAAGTGTGCCTACAGGATTCTATGTGTACGCTCCTATGCGTAGGAATAACACATTTAATACACCAGTACAGGGTTCCGCATATCACTGTAATCAGAGGACATTTAATAAGCTGTCTCAGTTTATTGAAGAGAAGAATTTACAGTCTATAGTATTATTCCAGATTCATGATGCTATTTATGTTGATATGGTACCAGAGGAAGAAGATTTAATTGATTGGGCTATTTGGTATTATGGCACACAAGAAATTAAAGAGGAATGGCAGTGGTTGGTGACAACTCTCTATTACGAAAAAGAATCTGGTGAAATTGGTGGGGACTGGTCAACTCTTAAAGAGGTTGGATTGTTGGGTCAGGATGGTAGGATTGCATCTTAACAAATAAAATGTTATAATGCAATATATTTGATAAGTAAAGGAGTTATTATGTTAGAGCGTACTATGAAACAGGTTTTGTCTAAGAAGGTTAATGCGTGGCTTAAAACCATTAACGATGAAGAAGTGGTAAAGGCTATTAAAAAAGACCTTATAATTACTGGTGGATGTTTTACATCTATGATTCAAAATGAAGTTCCTAAGGATTTTGATTGTTATTTTGCCACCAAAGAAACAGCTATCCTTGTAGCAGAGTATTACATAGGATTATGGGATGAATCTCGTGCATACGATGTATTTCTTGTAGATGGAGAAAGCGATCCCAGAGCCGCACAATATAATGTATCTCCCGATAGGGTAAAAATCATTGTACAATCAAAGGGAGTTCTTGGAAATCCCAATGATGTGGGTTCTTCAGAAGAATTAGGTACAGACGTAAACGAACTTATATCTGAGATTGACGAAACTGCGGCAGATGAAATAATATCTGAGGAGAAACGAGAGTTCTTCCCTGTATTTATATCATCTAACGCTATCACACTTTCTAATGGTATCCAAATCGTAGTAAGATTTTATGGGGAACCGGCACAGATACATGATACCTATGATTTTGTGCACACGAAAGCATATTGGAGATTGAAAGGTAATGAATTGGTTATCCCAACAGAAGTGTATGAGTGTGTAGTAAATAAAACTCTTATATATACTGGTAGTAGGTATCCTGTGTGTTCTATCTTTCGGGTTCGGAAATTTATCAATCGAGGATGGAGAATAAATGCAGGACAGCTTTTGAAAATGTGTATGCAAGTTAGTGAACTTGATCTACAGGATGTAGCTGTTTTGGAAGACCAGCTTGTTGGTGTAGATTCGGCTTACTTCATGCATCTAATCAACATGTTCAGGGAGCGCCAAGCGAAGGATGATGGGTTTGTATTATCCACATCATATATTCTTAGTGTTATAGATAAGGTATTTGGATAATTACCTGATAATGTACCCTATTGACAGTAGACTACAAATTGGTGTAGTCTACTTATTCCTGCCTAAAAATAGATAGAAGGAGAGTATTCTATGAATTATGCTTATATAGAGATGGGATTTCAAGAAGTGCCTGATGAGATTTCTGTTATTGTGGGGTTCACAGGGTGTCCCATGCACTGCTCTGGATGCCATAGTAAAGAACTATGGGATGAAAATTATGGCAAACAAATGTCCCCAGAAAAGATGGAAAATATTCTCTATAAATACAAAGGTAAATGTTCTTGTTTTTGTGCTATGGGAGGAGAGTGGTCTCCTAATGAACTTATTCAATATTTCAAAATGGCACGATCTATGGGATACAAGACTGCTTTATACACCGGTCTTAATTGGGTGGTTGATGGGATATTTAAGCATCTGGATTATATAAAAATAAATCCATATATACAATCTTTAGGTGGATTAGCAGAAAAAACAACTAATCAAAGAATGTACAGGATTGAAAATGGAGCTATGATTGATATAACGAAAGAATTTTGGAAGGAGTAGAAGATGAAATTAAGTAGAAAAGATGTAATTGAAATTTTGAAATGTATAGTGTGTATTGCTATTATTGCGGGATTTATTGTTGCTATGGTTTTAGCTGTTAAGCAATGTGATATTGATCGTCAAAGCTATATAGATAATTTGCCACCATATAGAGTATGCTATGGGGATTTTTGGGGAAGCGAAAGTATTTATTTTTATACATACACAGTGGAAGGAAATAGATATTTATTTTATGATAAGGATGGGACTTTTATAAAAGAATTTGTAGTAACGGATGGAATTAAGATTTCTATAGAATCTAAGAGATAATTTGGAGGTTTTATGAACAAAGAATTTGAAGATGTTTTGAAATCTTTAGGAAATTGGTCTGGTATTAAACTATTCTTTTTAGAAACCCATATAGGATATATCAATTATGATGTTGTTGAAAAGAAATTTCAACGTCTGTTATTAAATGATAATGGATATACTAAATATTCATTATGTGGAATTAAAGAACTAACAAAAATTGAAAAAGAAGAGGTTGAGTATTGTATTGAAAAAAATCAATTCTTATTTTCAGAGTATGATAAAAGAACGAAAAAAAGAACTATAATATATAACGGATTGAACAAACAAAAATAGGTAGTTCAATTTTTCCCAAAGATAACTACATAAAAGGAGTAACTAATTGATTAAGCTGAGTAAAAAACAACTCAAAGAAAAAGAAGCATTTATTAAAAGGTATATGCAAGAAGGGAACAATGCAACTCTTTCGGAAGTGGATTCTAATGCTAATGTATCGCATAAGAATGTTGCAACTCTGGATGGGGAGATCAATAAAGATGTGGCTGTGCAAGTGAACGAATATGTCCTTGCACAGAAAATTAAAGAAGTGTTTGGTAATAAGTATCACAAACGATTCCTACGTGATCTTAAAAATCACATCATTTATTGTCATGATAGTAGTGCTCTAAAATCTTATTGCGCGGCAATATCTCTTGTTCCATTCATTTATGGAGGTGCTTCTAATCTCGCAGGAGATAGTGAGGCTCCCAAACATTTGGCTTCATTTTGTGGTTCATACATAAATCTTATGTATTCTCTTGCTGGTGGCTTTTCGGGTGCCATAGCCGACATAAGTATGCTTACATATTTTCATTACTATGCTAAAAAAGATTTCGGGAAAAATTATCTCGTTACTAACAAACAAGAGATTGAAAACTTTTTTCAGCAGATTATTTATAGTCTCAATAGCCCTGCTGGTGCACGAAATCACCAGTCTATTTTTTACAACACGTCTATTTTTGATAGAGATTACTTTATGGCTATGTTTGGGGAAGCTAATTATCCTGATGGGTCAAAACCAGAATATGATGAAGTAAAAGAATTGCAAAAATTCTTTATGAATTGGTTTGGAGAGGAACGACATAAAGCACTTCTCACATTCCCTGTAATTACGGCGGCATATATTACAGAAAATGGTAGGGCTAAAGATGAAGAGTTTAATAATTTTATTGCAGAAGAAATGGCTAAAGGACATTCTTTTTTCCATTATCATTCTGACAATCCTTCCGCCCTTTCATCTTGCTGTCGTTTGAAAAACGAAGTAGAAGCAAATCCATTTGCATACAGTCTCGGTGGAACAGGTATGATGACGGGAAGTATGAAAGTTATTACCTTGAATATGAATCGTATTATTCAAGACGGAATTGATCTTTCCGAAAAAGTACGTGATGTCCATAGATACCTTATTGCGTATCGTATGATTATGCAAGAAATGGAATCCGCTCGATTGCTTCCAGCATATGATGAGGGGTACATATCTCTGGATAAGCAGTATGTAACAGTTGGTGTAAATGGAATAGTAGAAGCGGCAGAATTTCTTGGATATGAAATTTCTCCTAATGACGATTATCTCGGGTGGGTAAAAACCATTTTTGGTACTATCTCTGTTGAGAACAAAGCATCCGCAAAGCGTTATACAGAACTGCTTGGCAGAAATGTAATGATAAATACTGAGATGGTTCCCGCTGAAAATCTCGGTGTAAAGTTCGCTAAGTGGGATAGACAGGACGGGTATGTTGTTCCTAGAGATTGCTATAATAGTTATCTGTATAGAGTGGAAGATGATAGTTTAGATATTGTAGATAAGTTTACTATGCATGGTGAAGATGTATTGCGGTACCTAGATGGAGGCTCCGCCATCCACTTAAATTTTAATGAAATTCCTAATGCTGGAACATGGAAAAAGATTATGCAGAAAGCTATAGATGCCGGATCATCTTATTGGACGTATAATGTTAAATCAACGTGTTGTAACGGGTGTGGCTACATAGATATGAATACAAGGAATGTGTGTTCTAAATGTGGCTCTACTGATGTTGATTATGCTACTAGAATTATAGGATATCTTAAAAAGATTAAGTCTTTTTCTGAACCACGGCAAAGGGAAGCTGGACTTAGATACTATCATAAATAAATTTAATTTTTCCACTTGACAGGAGCTTCCTTATATGGTATACTACTATTTGTAAGGAAGCTCTTATTATTTACGGAGGTGTTGTCTTTTGTATCAGAAAAAGATTTTAATTAGTTATTGACACTTTATGAAATAAGTGTTATATTGTTACCCATAAGGAGTAGAGTATGGAAAAGTTGTTTATTATTTCGATGGATTTGGACGAGGTCAAAATCACCTCAAATAAGACAAAAATATATGAGGGGATTGTAACACGAGAACGTGCCGATTTTCTTATGGGTCATCTTAACAAAAAGATTATAGATGATATAGACAATGATCGTGAAATCAATACCGGCGCAACCTTTCTTGATTTCCTGAATACAGAAGAACTGTCGGGAAATGATGTTGCATTTTTGATGCTTATGGGATATTCTGCTCCGGCAAATATTGCCGCTATAAAAGCAAAAATCGTAGCCTCACTGTAAAGGAGTTGTATGACTGATTCTATTATGGAACCTATGATTGACCTTACCCCGGAATTTAAGTGTTACACAGATACACTTAATACTCGTAGAAGTTACTACTTTAACGATGAGATTGTAGAACCCTCTAAATATAATGATCTACTTCATGATCTTGAAGTTGCTACCGAACGTGATATCTTGGTGTTCCATATCAATAGTAATGGTGGACGATTGGACACTACAATTCAGTTATACAACGCTATAAGAGGGACTAAGGGAAATACTGTTGCATCATTATCTGGAAACTGTGCATCTGCAGCAACAGTATTGTTTCTTGCTTGTTCTGGGTGGGAAGTAAGCCGTAATTGTCGTTTTATGATTCATGCTGGATCGTGGGGATTTGGTGGCAAGTACAACGAAATGATATCTCATGCAGAATTTGAACGTGAGTGGCAGGAGCGATTCTTTAAGGAAGTATACGGTGGTTTCTTGACAAAGCGGGAAATTAACACAGTACTCAATGGTGGTGATATGTATATGTTTGCTGATGATGTGGTTGTACGTCTTAACAACTATACCAAGAAAAGGAAATAAGGAGATTTGATGGAAAAAATGGCGATGTCGGTGGGATTCAAGAAACTACACGAAGATGCAAAAATTCCCACATTTGGACACGGTGATCCTAGTAATGGTGGAATGGATTTTTATGCATTGAATACTATAACTATACACGCAGGAGAATCCATTATCATGGATACGGGGATAGCATGGGATGGAACGCCTTTGTGTACTCCATATGAAAAACCTGTGCTTATTATGCAGAGTAGATCAGGGTTGGCGTTTAATCATGGAATTGAGGCTTCTAATGCGGGGATTATAGACGCTACCTATCAGGGGTCTATTAAGGTTCGGCTGTATAATAACGGAGTTGATTATGTAGTTCGGAAGGGTGATCGTATTGCACAGGGAATTGTGTATATGGTACCTAATGTACTTCCTATCGAAATTGAGGAGTTCTCTGGTGAAACTGAAAGAGGCGAGAAAGGATTCGGTTCAACTGGAAACTAAGTACGGAGAAGATATAACGTACTGTAATGATGTAGAATGCCCACTTAAAAACACATGTGGTAGGTTTGCTCTGGATATCTTTGGTGTTTATTTTACGAATACTCCAAGAAATAAGAGCGACACAACAAAACAATTTTGTGGTTTTTATTGGCCGAAAGAAAACAAGGAGGAAGTATTGAGTACTGCAAGTAAGTACACAGAAACACAAGAAAAGATTAGTGCTGTATATGATTCTCTCAAATCTTTAGTTATTTACAAAAATGAAAAGTATGGGAACTCTGCACTAGAACCACTAGGTATCTTTTCAAAAAATGATAGTACTAATTCTATTCTTATTCGGTTGGATGATAAACTCCAGCGGATCAAGAATGCAAGTGAATTGCGTAAAAATGATGTTAGTGATGTAATGGGCTACCTATGTCTACTTTGTGTTGATAAAGGGTGGACTGATTTTGAGGAGTTCAAAGATTGATACAGATACGGGGGTGATGAATGCCTAGAGGAAATCATACAGGTGAGCGTTATGGTAGATGGACAATCCTAGAAAAGGATAAGTCCGCAAAACGATACGATAGATATATTTGTATATGTGATTGTGGATGTGTACGATCTGTAATATTGAGTGCTATGGTATCTGGAGCATCGACCTCTTGTGGTTGTTATAATAGAGAATTAAATGCTCTTTCTCATACAATACATGGAGAGTCAAAAAATTCTAGGTTGTATTGTATTTGGAAGGGAATGCATGCACGTTGCTATAATAAATCACATCATAAATACGCGATATATGGTGCACGGGGTATAAAGATGTGTGATACATGGAAAACATCATATGTATTATTTCGAGATTGGGCATATGTTTCTGGGTATAAAGATAATTTATTTATTGATAGAATTGATGTAAATAAAGGATATTATCCAGAAAATTGTAGATGGGCTGACAACATAACACAAGCGAATAATACAAGAAAGAATAGGTGGATAACTGCAAATGGTGAGTGCCATACATTAGCACAATGGTCTAGGATAATAAACTTGAATCATACATCTATTATATCTAGAATAAAAAGAGGATGGAGTGAAGTTGAAGCGGTGACAATTCCTAGGGGTGGTAAAAGGAGTATCAATGATAAATGTAAATGTTGAATGTGTTGGGGGGATACCGCAAGCACTAAAAGCCATGCGTCTCTCATTCAAGAGTTCTGCAAGGTCAGATGAAATAGTATCTGAATATATAGGAGATAAATATTATCATGCTAATGCAGAAGATATGTTATTACTTAAAAACTTAGTGGTTAAGGGAGAAAGTCATTCTAAAGTATTACGCATGATACAGGTATGGGTGGATATCACTCTTCCTAGATATATATGGTCGGAATTTGATACATATAAAGTGGGGACTACCACAATGTCAGAGTCTACTGTACACAAATTGAAGTCTGATATTAAGAATGGGAGAATTGGTATAAATGATTTTGAGGCTGAGAATACTATGTCTATGGAATGGATACACCTATGGTTAAAATACATATCATCATTTGAAAACATAGATGAAGTGCCCATTGAATTTATTAAACAAACTCTTCCAGAATCATTTCTACAAAGACGTATGGTTAATTTGAACTACCAAGTATTAAGGCATATGTATTTTGATAGACGCGGTCATAGATTAGAAACATGGAAAATATTTTTGAATAAAATATTAAGTCAGCTTCCATTCAATGAACTGATAACTATAGAAAGTATATAAAGGAGGATGCATTATCTGATGAATGAAATTGTAAAGGAGGATTCTAATGATTAAAGAATTCGGCAATCTCTCTGAGGATAGAGAGATTGATAAGTTGAGGTTGGATGAAGAAAATGTAATTCAACCGTCAAAGTATGGTTATTATCTGGATGCACTAGCTCAGGCAAAAACAGAATTGGATAGAGCTAAACAGAATTATGAAGCTACCGTATCAGCACGTTCTTTGTATTATAGGAGAAACCCTCCCACAGATATAAAGGCTACAGAAGCAGTATATGCTGATTTGGTAAATACTGATACACAGGTACTTGAGGCAAAAGATGCTTTGATTCGAGCACAAGAAGCCGTCAATGTACTGTATGCATCTGTATCGAGTATCGAAGATGTTCGTAAGAGTATCGACAACCTTGTAAAATTGCAGTTGTCGAGTTATTATAATTCACAGGGCATGGATAGTGCTCGTGATAAACTGAATCAATAAGGAGTTTGTGTATGAAAGAGAATTGGGGTAATCGTAGAGAAATTGCAACCGCCGGTGGTGGTAACTTTACAGGACTTGATTTTGGAGATCGTGAAGTAAAGTTCTTCAAACTTAAAGAAGGAATGAATCGCATTGAAATCATTCCGTATACTATCACTACAAATATGCATCCTCTTGTAGTACAGGGACGTTATCAGAAAGGAAATAGTGATTACAATCTGGTACTGTATGTTCACAGAAACATCGGCCCCGGAAAGCGTAGCATAATCTGCCCTTCTCAGTATGGTAAACCCTGTCCTATCTGTGAAGCGGCAAAAGCGGCAAAAGACGCTGGAGATAAAGCAACTAATGAGGCGCTCTATGCTCGCCGTAGAGTTTTCTACAATGTAGTTGACAATGCTGATAGGAGTGCTGGTGTTCAGATTTTTGAAACTAACATCAAGTATTTCCAGAAGCCTCTTGAAACTGCTGATAAATATTGTGCCACCGATTTCCCCGGAAAGTTTTTCCCTTCACTCAAAGATGGTCTTACTGTATCAGTGCTTGGGGCTAAGGACAATTTTAACGGAAACGAGTTCATTCAGCCGTCGAGTATCACTTTTGTAAATCGTGCAGAACCGGTAACACAGTTTGCAAAAGATGCAATTCCTCTTGACCAGTGTATCAAACTGAAATCCTACGAGGAAATTGAGAACATTATGATGGGTATTGGTGGTGATGATGAAGAGGACGATGATTCCCCCAAAATTGAACGTCCCACTGATATTCCTGATACAGAACCAGAAGATAACCCTGTAGACGAAGAACCTACAGAAGAACCTGTAGAGGAAGCAACCTCCTCTGATACGGATTGCCCACACGGATTTCCGTTTGGAGATGCTGTACATGGGGATCATAAAGAATGTGATGACTGT